GGGACGCACTTGAAGCTTTATATCCTCTGGGGCAATACCTATTACGATATAACTCCCGTTCGCGCGACTTTTTCTCCTCTGAGCGCCAATCCGTTTACCACCGGCCCCGCGCCCAATTACGTGACGGTCACTATCACCGGTCATGGCGTGACTACGCCCGGTGATTTCGTGACATTCAGCGGCGTGACCGGCACGGTGGGCAGTTATCCGGCGAGCGAGTTCAATCGCGAGTTCCAGGTGGCGAGTGTAATCGACAAAAACAAATTCACCATCGCCATGCCGGAGAATTTCACGACCGCCGGAGTCAGCGGCGGCGGCTCGACGGTCTCGGCATCGTTTCAGATTCCGCCCGGCCTGGACAATGCTGTGCTGGGCACCGGCTGGGGCATTCCGCCCTGGGGCGGCGACGTTCCCAACATTCTCGATCCCAGTCAAAGAACCGGCTGGGGCATGAGTTTCGATCCGCGCCTGCTCAATCCCGTCGGTTTCGATGTGAATCAGATCCGGCTCTGGGATCTCGATAATTTCGGGGAGGATCTGGTCTCCAATATCCGCCATGGGCCGATCTATTACTGGCATCAGCAAGGCGGTTTAGCCAGCCCCGCCGTAGTATTGAATCAAACGGTGACTGTGGGCGGCGTGACCTATACGCCCAACAAGGTTCCTAACTATGGCGCGCAGGTGCTGGTGTCGCCCAACGACCGCCACCTGATTGCCCTGGGCTGCGATGACATCGGCGCTACCGCGCCCGATCCGCTGCTGGTGCGTTGGTCTACGGAAGAAGACGCCTATGACTGGGAGCCGCGCCGCGACAATTCGGCGGGCGGCCAGCGCCTGAGTATGGGCTCTTACATAATCAATGGCCTGCGCACGCGCCAGGAGATTTTGATCTGGACTGACTTGGGTCTGTGGAGCATGAAGTTTATTGGCGTGCCCTACGTGTTCGGTTTCGATGTGATTGCCGAGGGCCTGAGCATCATCGGCCCCAATGCCGCCGTCAATGCGGGCAATATGCTGTTTTGGATGGACAGGGGTATTTTTTATGCCTACACCGGGCAGGTGCAGGAGTTGCCCTGCACCTGTAAGGATTTCATCTTCAGCAATCTCAATTTCACGCAACAGTACAAGGTTTTTGCCGGACACAATCACCAGTTCAGCGAGGTCATCTGGTTCTATCCGTCGGAAGGTTCCAATGAGAACGACCGGTATGCGATCTACAACTATGTGGATCAGGTCTGGAGCATTGGCCAGATCGAGCGCACGGCATGGCTCGATATGGGCCGCAGCGCCTATCCGATTGCGGCCAGCACGCTGAAGCATCTGCTCTACTATCACGAGCTGGGCGACGACGACGACGGCACCACGTTGCCCGCGTACATCGAGAGCGCCGACGTGGACCAGGGCGGCGGCGACCACTTTTTGTTTCTGGGCCGTCTGTTTCCCGATGTGCAGTTTCGCGGGGACTCGGATACGCAGACGGTCGGCATCAGCGTTCTGAAGCGGAACTCGGCGCAGGATCTGAAACAGGTCGGAGCGCGAATCACGGTCACGCCGCGCACGCAGCAGGAGTTTGTGCGCGTGCGGGCACGGCAGCTCTCGTTCCGGGTGGAGAGCGATCATCTGGGGGTCGGCTGGCGGCTGGGCACGCTGCGCGGCGATCTGCAGGTGGACGGCAAGAGGTGATATGGCACGGCAAGTCAGACAGACGCTTCCCGATCCGCCGCCGGTGTACGACCAGGAATACATCGCCGCCCTGGCGCGCAGCCTGAACCACTATATGGGGCAGGCGCAGGCCCTGGCCGAGGTAGTGGCGGCGCGGTTCATTATGACCAATCCGCTTACCATACCCGGCGATCTGCCGAACACTACGGGGCTGTCGAAAGGCACGCTGTATGTGCGCACGGTGAGCGGGGTTCCGGTGATCAGTATTGTGCAGGAGAGTGACCCATAATGCTAAATCCAATTCGCAATGTGGAGAAATCGCTGGGGGCTGGAGGCCCCGGCGAAACCGTGATTGCGCCCAAGCGCTCCAGCTTCAGCGCCATGCGGCGGCAACCTCATAACTACCCGGTGCGCCGTGCCGGTGCCGGTTCCGGCCTGGGCGCGATCCGGCTGCAGGCGGGCGGCAACCTGGACGAAGAGAGCACCGATACCGAGAGGAGCGCCGCACCTGCCGAGGCGGTGCAAGAGGCTCCGGCGTCGGTGCCCGATCCCTCGGATCTGCGCGAGCCGGACAGCGATCTGTCGCCTCGGGATGCGCAGATGCGCGAGATCGTGATCGATGCCATGGCGGCGCTGCGCGGCGAGCATCCCGACCCGGAGGCTGCGATCCGGCGTTTCATCGACACTTTCGGCGAGGCCGACTTCCGCGAGCTGCGGCGCATGGTGCTGGGCGCGCAAGGGCCGGACGAGGGAGACGGCGACCAGGAGCCGGACGAAGGCGATGAGGAGGACGACGGCGGCGACGACGACGGTGAGGAGTCGATGCAGCGGGCCGGTGGCATGCAGGTGGGTGGCCTGTTGAAAGGCCCGGGCAGCGGCCAGAGCGACGATATCGAAGCGAGTACGCCCAGTGGCCGCCGGGTGCTGCTCTCTGACGGCGAGTATGTGATCGACGCGCCCACGGTGGCCGCCCTGGGCGACGGCTCGACCGAGGCCGGAGCGCGGCGGCTGGACGGGTTCCGCAAGGCCATCCGGCAGCAGGCTTACGGTCATGACGGTCAGGCCAAGACAATGCGGCGCGGTGGCCGGGCTATCCTGGCGGCGCTTGGTCAATGAAGAGTTTCGACTATCTGGTGAGCCGTGAAATCGAGAACCGGATGCATACGCTGATGGATGGACTTTCCCGGGGTGCTCCCAACGATTGGTCTGAATATTGTAAGCTCATTGGTGAAATTCGCGGCCTACGATACGCGCAGCAAGCTGTACTCAATGCACGCAGCGTTCAGCAGGCCTCTTCCGACGAGGACGAAACATGACTGTGGAAGCGGAGAAGGCGCTGGAAGTCCTGCAGCCTGCCGGATACCGCATTCTGGTGCGCATTCCGCACCTGGATGTGAAGATGACCAACGGGTTATACCGTCCCGACAGCTCGCGTTCGCTGGAAGAGACAGCCAGCCTGATCGGCGAAGTGATCGCCCTGGGCGAGTGCGCGTATGCCGACGCGGATAAGTTTCCCGATGGGCCCTGGTGCCGGGTGGGAGATTTCATTGCGATGCGCGCCTACTCCGGGACGCGATTCAAAATTGACGGCACTGAATACCGCCTGATTAATGACGATACCGTGGAGGCGGTGGTGTCGCAGCCGCAACGCATGGAGCGAGTGTAGCTATGCCTGAGGAACGAAACGATTCGGCGACCGAACCGGATGACGATAGCGGCATTGAAGTTGAGGTCGTACCCGAAAGGGCGGAGGACAAGCCGCGCTTGAACGGTCGCCCGCCGACCGGCGCGGATGTGGGCGACGACGAAATCGCCCGCTACGGCAAAGAGGTGCAGGGGCGCATCAAGAAATTGCGCTTCGCGTATCACGAGGAGCGCCGCCTGCGCGAGCAGTCGCAGCGCGACATGACGACCGCCAACGAAATGGCGCAGCGGCTGTTCCGCGAAAACGCGGAGCTGCGGCGCAACGTGCAGGCCGGTGAGCAGGCGGTGGTGCAGCAGGCGCTCAATCGTGCCGAGGCGGAGATCGAGCATGCCAAGGTAAAGAATCGCGCCGCGCTGGAGTCCGGCGTGGCCGACGACATCGTGAGCACCAACGCCGCCCTGGCGCGGGCCGTCGCGGAGAAAGAACGTCTGGCGATTCTGCGCGCCGATCCCAGCCGGGAGCCGCCGCCGCAGCAGCAGCAGGCCCCGCCGCCGCAGCCCGACGCGCGCACCCAGGACTGGCTGGATCGCAACTCCTGGTATCGGAAGCCGGGCGAGGAGGAACGTACCGCGTTGGCGATAGGCGTCCATAACCGGCTGGTGGCCCAGGGCGTGAGCGCGGCCAGCAATCCCGACCTGTACTGGCGGACGATTGACGAGCGGCTAGCCGCGACGTTCCCCGAAAAGTATCGGACTGCTTCCAACGGCAACGAGCCGGACGAGAGGGAGTCTGCCGTTTCCCGTCCGCTGGCAGTAGCGGGCGGCACGCGCAGTAATGGCGGAACTGCGACCGCCAGCCGCACCCGGACCATCCGCCTTTCTGAATCCCAGGTGCGGCTGGCGCACCGACTCGGGCTCACTCCGCAGCAGTATGCGGCGCAGGTCGAGATCGAAGAGAAGAAAGAGGCAAGCTGATGAGTGATCGTGTGCCCCGCGAGGACAGCACGCGCGTATCGGAGCAGCGCCCCATGGCCTGGGCCCCGGCCAACATGCTGCCCGATCCCAAACCCCGGCCAGGGAAGAAATTCCGCTGGATCCGCACGGCGGCGGTGGGAGAGCCGGATGCCGTCAACGTCTCGCGACGCTTCAGGGAAGGGTGGGTGCCGGTCAAAGCGGCGGACCATCCCGAACTGCAAATTCTGTGTGATCGTGACAGCCGGTTTCCCGAAGGGGTAGAGGTCGGGGGCCTGCTGCTGTGTCAAACGTCCGACGAACACGTTCGGGCGCGCACCGAGTATTATCGCAACCAGACCGTCGCCCAGATGAATGCCGTCAATTCGCAATTGATGGCCGAGGAGGATCCCAGGTTGCGCACGATGTATCGGGATGTGAAATCACGGGTCCGTTTTGGACCGGACGCCCGGCGCGATTCCGGCCCTGACGCGCTTCCGCCTCCGGCGACGAAGTAACTGCACCTGCTTCGCCGCAGTTTGGCTTTCCCCTGTGATCTCGCACGTGGAGCTGCCCAGGCAGACTCCGCGTTGTCGTCAACGTGTCCTTAACGTGAGGGAGGAGTGTATGGCAAGTGTTGCCAGTCCCTACGGTCTGAGACCGGTGCAGTTGATCGGAGGGCTCCCCTTTGCCGGGGCTATCCGCTCCTATGCGCTCACCGGAAATCAGGCCACTGCCTTTTACTTCGGCAGTATTGTCGGCCTGTCGGGTGGTCAGCTCACCACGATCACAGCCAGTCCGACTACTACCGTCAGCGCCAATTCGCCCATCGGCGTATTCATGGGCTGTGAATATCAGGATCCCGTCCGGGGATTTGTGAATGCGCAGATGTTCCCCGCTGGCGGCTTCAACGCCGGTTACAGCAAGATCAAATTCAAAATCCTGGATGCGCCCGGCTGTGTGTGGCAAGTACAGGCCAATGGTCCAGTGACTGCCGACAAGATCGGCCTCAATGTGCAGCTCGCCACCTTCGCCGTGGGCAACACGGCGACCGGCGACAGCACGGCAGCGGCGGATGCGGTAGCGGCGGTGACTGCCACCTATGCTTTGAAAATTGTCGGCTTCGTTGATAAGGCCGGAGTTTCTGCGGTCGGCGATGCCTTTACGGACTTGCTGGTCATCTGGAATGCCGGTGTGCATCGGTATGCCGGAGCAGCGGGGTTATAAGGAGGTTCAGTCATGGCGATAAGCAGAGCACAATTACTCAAAGAGCTGATTCCCGGGCTGAATGCCTTATTCGGCTTGGAGTATAAAAGATACGCCGAGGAACACAAAGAAATCTTCGCCGTGGAAAACAGCGAACGATCTTTTGAGGAAGAGGTCAAAATTACGGGCTTTGGTCCCGCGCCGGTGAAGCCGGAAGGCGAGGCCATCGCTTATGACGACGCGCAGGAAAGTTATGTCGCGCGCTACAGTCACGAAACCATTGCGGTTGGTTTCTCCATTACTGAAGAAGCTGTGGAGGACAACTTATATGACTCGTTGTCGGCGCGCTACACCAAGGCCCTGGCGCGCAGCATGGCCCACACCAAGCAGACCAAGGGCGCGGCGGTTCTCAACCGCGCGTTCGATCCGTTGTATCCCATGGGTGATGCTGTGTCTCTGTGCAACACCAGTCATCCGCTGGTGATGGGCGGGACCGTCAACAACAATACGCAAACCACTCCGGTGGACATCAATGAAACGGCGCTGGAGAACGCGGCCACGCAGATCGCGGGATGGGTGGATGATCGCGGTCTGCTGGTGGCGGCCAAGCCGCGTAAGCTGATTATCCCGGCGGGGCTGGTCTTTGTGGCGACGCGGCTGTTGCGCAGCCAGTACAGGCCGGGAACGGCAGATAATGATGTAAATGCAATTTATACCAACGGGACCATACCGGAAGGTTACTTTGTTAATCACTATCTGACCGATCCCGACGCTTATTTTATTATTACCGACATACCTAACGGACTGAAGCACTTTGTTAGGGTGCCACTTAAGACGGACAATGACGGAGATTTTGATACGGGGAATGTTCGTTATAAGGCAAGGGAGCGCTATTCCTTCGGAGCCAGCGATCCTTTGGGTATCTGGGGTTCGCCCGGTGCATAAGTCAGTTAGTAAGTAAGTGAGTTGCTCCTTGCTGGGCGGCGGCGGTAATCCTTTGGGGGTGATGCCCGCTGGCCGCCCAGCATTTTTTGACGGGATATGATCGACCGGAGTTTATATAGCGATCCGCCGCCGGTGAATGGCTTGGGTGCGCTGGATGTCGCGCTGCAGGACGCGCCGTCGCGTGTGGTGGATTTGCCCGATGGCGGCATGGAGATCCACTATGACGAAGAGCCCGGGTCGCATATCGCCGATGCTCCATTCGACGCCAATCTGGCCGAATACCTGGAGCCGAACACGCTGCAGACACTGGCCAACGATCTGCGTTTCGCGGTGGATGAGGACCTGAGCAGCCGCCGCGACTGGGAGAGCGCGCTGACCAACGGCCTGGATCTGCTGGGCATCCGGCAGCAGGAGCGCACCATTCCCTGGGCGGGCGCTTGCGGCATCGTGCATCCGATGATTTTGGAGGCCGCAGTCCGATTTCAGAGTAAGTCGATTACCCGGCTGTTTCCGCCCAGGGGCCCGGCGGATTGCAAGATCATCGGCGAAAGCTCGCACGCCAAGCTGGAACAGGCCAAGCGCGTGGCCGACGACCTGAATCACTGGCTTTGCGAAAAAATGCCGGAATACCGGGACGAGACGGAGCAACTGCTCTTCGCTCTGCCGGTGGACGGCAGCGCCTTCCGCAAAATTTATTACGATCCCCTGGAGCGCCGACCGAAGGCGATTTTCGTTCCGGCCAACGACCTGATTTTGCCCTACGGATTCGACTTGCAGACCTCGCCGCGCGTGACGCATGTCATGCGGCAGAGTTACGGCGACGTGCGCCGCCTGCAGATGCGCGGCTTCTATCGCGACATCTTTCTGCATCAGTCGCCGGTGGAGCTGGACCGCATCGAGGAGAAGGTGTCGCGCCTGGGCGGCATCAGCCCCTCTTATTCGCGCAATGAGTTATTGACTCTGCGCGAGATTCACGCTGATCTGGTGCTGGACGAAACCGGGGACGGTGAAGAGCCGTTGCCTTATATCGTTACCATCGAGCAGACCAGCAACATTATTCTCGCGATTCGCCGCAACTGGCGGGAGGGCGACGCCGACCACGCCAAGATTCTCTACTTCGTGCATTACCGCTACGTGCCTTGGCGCGGGCCGTATGGCTTGGGCTTGATTCATCTGATCGGCGGCATCGGCACCGGCACCACGTCGATCCTGCGCCAGTTAGTCGATGCGGGCACCCTGGCCAACCTGCCCGGCGGCCTGAAGACGCGCGGCATGCGCATCAAGGGCGAGGACGATCCGATCCTGCCGGGTGAGTGGCGTGACGTGGATACGCCGACTGCGAAGATCGCCGACTCGATTTATGCTCTGCCCTACAAGGAGCCCAGCAGCGTGCTCTTTCAGTTACTGCAGATGCTGGTGGTCGAGGGCAAAAGCTTTGCATCGATTGCCGACCTGGACATCAGCACCTCCACGCAGAATGCGCCGGTCGGCACGATGCTGGCGCTGATCGAGAGAGCGACCGAAGTCATCACCGCCGTCCAGGCGCGATTGCATCAGTCGTTGGGCCGGGAGCTGACCTTACTCGCGGAAATCGTCCATGACTGCACGGCGGACACTTATGAGTATGACCCGGTGAATGCGCCGCGCAGCGCCAAGAAAGATGACTACGCGCAGCAGCTTTCGGTCGTGCCGGTCAGCGATCCGGCCTCGGCCACGATGGCGCAAAGGGTGATGGAATACCAAGCCGCTCTTCAGTTGAGCGCTACCGCTCCCCAGTTGTATAACTTGCCGCTCTTGCACCGCAGCATGCTGGAGGTTTTAGGTATCGACAACGCGGACCAGATCGTGCCGGACAAGACCGCCGTCGATCCGCAGGATCCGGTGAGCGAGAACATGGCCATTCTGACTTCGAAGCCGGTGCGCGCGTTCGAATGGCAGGATCACGACTCGCACATCACGTGTCATCAGACTTTCATGCAGGATCCGCGCATTCAGCAGGGATTGGGACAGACGCCGCTGGCGGCCAGCATCCAGAGCGCCGCCCAGGCGCATCTGGCCGAACACATGGCGTATCAGTACCGGAAGGGCATCGAGCAGCAGATGGGCGTGCCCCTGCCCGCGCACGGCACCAAGCTTCCGGCGGAGGTCGAAGAGCAGCTCAGCGGGGTGGCCGCCGCCGCCGCGCAGAAGCTGCTGGCGCAGGATCAGGCCAGGGCGCAGCAGCAGCAGGCGCAGCAGCAGGGGCAGGATCCGATGGTGCAACTGCAGCAGCAGGAATTGCAGATCAAACAGCAGGCGGCCCAGGCCAAGGCGGCCACCGATGCGGGCAAGCTGCAACTGGAGCAGCAGAAGCTGATGCAGAAGGCGCAGAGCGATCAGGCCAAGCTGGCCAGCGCCGAACGCCGCACCGCCGCCGAAGTCGAAGGCGACCAGAATCGCGCCATGATCAGCGCCGGAGTCGATCAGGCCAATGCCGCCAGCCGCGAGCGGCAGGCCGCGCTGACGCATCAGTTGGGCCACGCCAAGCTGGCCAGCGGCGAACGGCAGGCAGCGCTCGACCATCTCGTGGGCATGCATGAGAGCGAGCAGGACCGTCAGAATCAACCTCCGGCTCCGCTGCCGGAGCCCCCGTCAGGAGAGAACCCATGATGATCAAAGTCAAATTGAAGAAGGGATTTGTGCATAACGGCAAGGCCTACAGGGAAGGCGACGAATTTGAAGGCTTGGAGGAAGATATCCGCTCTCTGGTTCAGCAGGGTTATTGCGATGACCCGGCGGAGAACGCCACTGAGAAATCCTCCGCCGAGAAACATGTGGATAAGTCTGTGGAAGGTTCCAAGTCCGCCGCCTCTGATCCCGCTAAAAAGTCCCGCTGATACGATCCTCGCTACTATTTTCGATACGGGGAGCTAACTGCTCCCTGTATTATCACTTGAGACATGTCTCCCGGTATTATCACTTGAGATATGTCTGAGACATGTCTGAGACGCACCTAAAACGCACCTAAAACGCACCCAAAACGCACCCAAAACGTGCCCAAAACGTGCCCAAAACGTGCCCAAAACGTGCGTGAAACGTGGCGCGAAATATTTCGCGAAGCGAGATGCCTGAAATGTCTGGAACCATAGGAACCATAGGAACCGTAGAAATCATGGAAACCATGGAAACCATATAGCAACGATAGCTGTTGATTGTCATTGATTGTCACTGATTGCTGCTGATTGACACCGATTCGCCTTGATTGCTGTTGTTTTAGGGTAATTGGCCTAAGGTGATTAAACGAGTTATTCGCGCTAAGTCTTGTTACACACGATCAATCGGAATATCTGAGATTTTTGCTTGACCGGTTTTCAAAATCGCGCTACACCATTGGAAAGCAGGGCGCAGTAGGAAGGCATCGAGCCGGGTTCCCCGGACACAGCCAATAACGCCAATTTATGGATGTAAGGAGAGGTGCGCAATGAAGAAGAGGCCACCTGCAGCACAAGTGCGTAAAAAGCCGCCCGCCAAGGCGGTCGCGATCAAGGTGGAGCCCGCAGTACGGCGGCGCAAGCGGCGCGTGGCGGTGATGCCGCATGTGGAGGGAGTCGAAGATGGGCCGCCGATCCCGCTGTTGGTGCTGGCCCGGCACTATTCTTTGACGCGCGAGGCAATGCATCGGACTCTTCTGCATTTCGAGATCGAGATGATCGGGCGGCCACGCGGCATCGGCGGTCGCGGCGGCACGGATTGGTTCGTGTCTCAGTCTGGTTATCGCAAGCTGATGGCCTGCATGAAGGGGCAAGCATCATGACTATCCGGCACAGGTTTCTCCGCCGCTGCGTACATTGCGGCGTCGATCCGCAGCGAGTGCTGGATGCGTCGCGCATCCTGCGCAAGGCGGCCAGCTATTTGGAGCGGCCCGGGAGCAAGGTGATCGCACCCTCGGCGGAGTATGAGCGGGGCGCGCAGCACGCCCTGGATTGGGCCCTGGGACTGGCTCAGGATGACTTTTTCGAACGTCATCTGCGCGCCCTGGAGAAGATCGGCGACCGGCTCGCGGTGCCGACCGCACAGGGAGGTTGAGGTGGAGGAATCCCCTAACCGCTTTTTCAACGAGGCCCGCTGCCCGGTATGCCACCGGTTGCTGGATCCGACGGTGCTGAAGGCGCAGTGTTCTCATTGCCTGAATGCCGTCTATGCCAAGCACCTGATGAGTGGCGAAACCATGACCGGCGGCAGGCAGTTTGAGCTGGTGGCCGATTCGCGGCGGCGGAAGCACATCGTATTCCAGCTCGATTCCAACTGGGCTTACTGCGGCGAACGCCGGTTGTCGCGTCTGCCGGGCAACCGGAAGAAGGTGTCTTTCGAGGATATTCCGCAAGGGATTTGCGCTGGCTGTTCTGCCGTCCTCAATCAATTGAGAGCGGACCATCCGGTCCACTCGGAAGGATAGGAACTCATGATTGGCTTGCGATTGCTGTTGATGATTCTGGGACTGGTGTGCTTGCTGCTGGCCAGTTTCAATGTGGTTGCTCCGAGAGTCAGTTTGGGCTGGTTGGGTTTGGCGTTTTGGTTGGCGGCGGTAATCATCGCGTGAGATGGGTTCGGTGAGGTTTGGCGTGGTCAGGTTAGGTGTGGTCAGGTGGGGGTCGGTGGGGTGCGGCACGGTTTGTTGTGGTCAGGTCAGGTGAGGTCAGGTGCGGAGCGGAGCGGAGCGGAGTTGGTGTGGCAAGGTCTGGTGGGGTTAGTTGTCGTCTGGCAAGGTTGAGTTGGGTGGGGCGCGGCAGGGTTTGTTGTTGTCAGGTCAGGTGAGGTCAGGTTTCGTGTGGCAAGGTCTGGCGTGATGTGGCGAGATTGCGGTCAGGTCGGGTTGGTTGATGTGGGGTTGGGTGGAGTATGGCATGGCAGGGTGTTGCGAGGTTAGGTTGGGTTCGGTTTGATCGGGTCCGGTCTCGGATTGGGTGCGGTATGGGAAGTATCGATCTGGTAAAGGTATGGAGAAGATTGAATGATTTGCGAAGTAAAAGTGGCGATTCGCGGTAAGTCGCCGCTCATGATGAGCCGGTACATCGGCGAGCAGTTGCCGATGGTTAAACCAAAGAACAAAACGCAGGAATGGATTGAACAGACACACAAGAACGACTGGATGAACCGGGCGCATTTCGACCCGGAGCGCGGTTTCCACATTCCGCCGGAGATGATTGAAGGTACGCTTTGCAACGGCGCGAAGAAGCAGCGCAACGGCACGCTGTTCAAAGAAGCCGTGGCGGTGGTGGAGGATTTCGTTTCCCTGATCGTCTACAGCTCGCCGACCGATACCAAGGGCAAAACTCTCAAAGGCAAACTGGAGGATTACTACCGGCCTGAGTACATCGATCTGCGCGGCGTGGTGATCGAGCGCAAGCGGATCGACCGCTGCCGTCCGATCTTCCGCTACTGGGGCCTGGAGTTCACGGTTCGCTACGACAACGAGCTGGTGGAAGCGTCCGACATCGAGGCGGCGCTGAGCCGCGCGTGCCTGGGCGACTTTCGTCCGCGCTTTGGCCGGTTTGAAGTCACTCGCTTTGAGCCGCTGAAGGCAGCGGCTGCTGCTTGACGCCGGGCAGGGTCTATCGTCACCCGGAATGGAAGCGGCTCTACGATTTCCTGGAGCCGCTTCTGGCCGAGGGGATGATGTTGACCTACGACAGCATTGCGGAGTGGATGGGCCTCGATCCGCGCACGGCGCGCGGGCGCACACAGTTTCTGCGCTGCAAGAAGGAGATCCTGGTGCGCCTGGATCTGCTCTGCCAGAACATCCGCAAGGAAGGTTACCGCGTGATTCAACCCAACGAACATGTCACTGCGTCGCGCGGGCAGTTAGATCGCGGCAGGCGGCGCATCCAGGAGGGAGTCCGCATCCTGGCGCATACCCGCCTGGGCGGCCTGACGGCGCAGCAGGCGCGGATCCATGCCGATGCCCTGGTGCGCACCTCGCGCATTCTGAACTACGTCACCGTGGAACGGCGGCCCATCCGCAAGCTGGAGCAAGGACGGCTGCCATCGCCCATTTGAGGGCCCCCTGTTAGACTCTAACACCCCGTCTGGTCAGGTACGGTCGGATACGGTCGGGTTGGGTTAAGTTCGATGGGGCACGGTCGGGTCCGGTGGGTTCTGGTGTGGTTCTGGTAAGGCGAGGTGGGGTCGGATGTGGTGGGGTGGGGCCGGGTCCGGTCGCGTACTGGTGTGGTCTGGCAAGGTTGGTTGAGGTCGTGTCTTGGTGTGGTCTGGCGAGGTCGGATTGTGGTGCGGTTTTCGCAGTATCGGCGCACGGGTTTCCTGTTTTTCCTGGTGCGCCCCGGCCAGCGGGGATTCGCGGCACGGCGAATTCCGCTGGCCCTCCTTCGCAATTTTATTTTCGTGTGGTCCGGTGGGGCGAGGTCCGGTCTGGTCCGGTCTGGTGAGTATATGGTCTGGTCAGTTGCGGTATGGCGAGGTGGGCTGTGGTGAGGCAGGGTGAGTTCGGCTGTGGCCGGGTCTGATGCGCTGCGGTGCGTTGAGGGTTGGGTCTGGTTGGGTCAGATGAGGTGCGGTTAGGTCTGGTCAGGTACGCCATGTTTTGGTGGGATCTGGTTGGGTTTGGCACGGTATGGTCAGCACGGGTGTGGTGAGGAAACCAAAGGAGCAGGCATGGTGGGGGCAAAGCAACAGGTGGCCCTGGACGAACTGCTGGGCCGGTCTCCCCGGGTGAAGTGGATGCAGGCCGAATCGGCCTTTCAGCATCATGTGCTGGATCGGGCCGTGCGTTGCCAGATACAGATGACCCGTGCGTTGAGCAAGCTGACGCCGTTCTCGGAATTGCGTTTGTATCCATCCAAGACGGGGTGCTGGTTTTTCTCCCTGGGGGAGGCTTCACGTACCCGGGACGAAAGGGGAAAGTATGGGACCGAGTGAGGAGCACGGTGCGGCTCGCCGGAATGATCCTGAAACCTCGCATGAGGCGGCGGAATCGCTCGATACTACACGTCTGCAGGGCATTGTTCTGGACGCCCTCAGAGAAGCCCGCCATGGCTTGATCACGCATGAGATCGCTCACCGGACGGGCATCTCCTGGGGCACTATCACGCCGCGCATGAAGCCCCTGGTGAAAAAGAAGCTGGTCTATGACACAGGCCGGAGACGCAGTTGGTATGGCTCACCCGGGAACCCAGCCAGCACGCGCATGTCGATTGTGTGGCAGTTGACTGCACTGCGGGTGGCTGAGGAACCGAAGGAAGAGCAATAGAGTATTTCAGCTCGGAGGGTGGGGCGCTTGCGCCTGGGGAGGCGCGGTTCCGCCCAGAGGGGCGCGGGGGTTGCCGGGAGCGTTCCGGCAGCGCCCGCGCGTAGTTAGACTCTAACCGCGATCCGGCAGCCGCTGGTGTTCGGCGAGCAAGTAGACTCTACTTCGGTCGGCAGTACTAATACTAAATGGGCCTGAAAATAATGGAAAGGCAATACTGGAAAGCCAATCGGCACCAGTGGGGGCCGGGCAAGACTCACGTCATTCATGAAGACGGGACGAAAACAGTTTGCGGACATCTGTTGTCCGACTGCCCCGGACGGCAGATTCCGGCCAGGGAGCATGACTGCCGCGCTTGCAGCGTCGTGCTGGAGGCCCAGGAGAAACGCCGGAAGAACCAGGAGATCTGGGAGCAGCGCCAGCGTGAATATGAGGCGGAGCGGGCGGCGCGGCAACGCGAGTGGTGGGATTGGTATAACGCCTACCTCTTATCGCCGGAGTGGGCGCGGCGGCGCATTGCGGTTCTCCGGCGGGCATTGTACTGGTGCGAGGCCTGCGGGCTGCGCCGGGCGACCCAGGCCCACCACACCAGCTATAAGCACGTGGGCAACGAGCCGCTTTGGGAGCTGCGCGCCGTCTGCGACGAGTGCCACGACATGTTGACCGAGGAGGACCGAGAGCGCCGGGCAGCGCTTCACCCATAATTGCGGGAGACGAATGAACAATGACGATGACAATGGCAGAGCAATCCAACCGGCCTGACTTCATGGAGCGGCACTACACCGCAGTCGAGCTGGCCAAGGCGTGGCATATGAGCGAGCGGCTGGTACGCGAGTGGTTCATCAACGAGCCCGGCGTCATCAAATTCGGAGTCGGCAAGCTGACCAAGAATCGTAAGCGCACTTACGTCAGCTTGCGCATTCCTGAGAGCGTGGCGCGGCGCGTCTACCGGCAACGCACGGGCAAAGACATGAAGTGATGGGAAAAAGAAAAAGGGCCGCCAGGACGGCGGCCCCGGGAAGAGGGATGGGATTAGGCGGCGGGCACTTCGTAGTCGAGTTTACGGGTCGTGATGGCCATGCGCTCCACGTAGCCCTCCACCAGTTTCAGATAATGTTTTTGTGTGATCTTCACGTCGCTGTGGCCCAGCATCTGGGAAACGTTGAAGATCTCGCCGCCGTTGGACAACAGGTTGACCGCGAAGGTGTCGCGGAAGTGATGCGGGCCGCCGATCAGACCGGCGAGGTCGAGGATTTTGTGCACCAGGAAAGTAGTCTTGCGCACGGCGGCATCGTACAGGCCGGTGGGCAGCGCCTTCTCAAAGTGCTCGCCGGAATGCAGCGCGGTCAGAGCCTCGCGGTAGTTGTCGTCGCGATCCGGCTGAAAGAAGAACACGCGCGAGGCAGGCAATGCGTTGAGGGCATCGACTGCTTTCTGGTGCAGCTCCGGCGCGAGTGCGATGCGCTTGCGGGTTTTGATCACCCAGTAGTCGAGGCAGCGGGTCTTGGTGATCGAGGCGCGCTGAACGAAGGTGGCATCGCTGATGCGCATGCCGCTGTAGAGCAGGAGCAGAATCAGGGCCCGGCCCTGCTCGCGCTGGTCGGCGGGCAGCAGCTCGATGGCGGCCAGGATGATCTGCACTTGCTGCGGCGTAAACGGCTTGCGCTTGGTCGAAGCCGTCTTCTCGTAGCTCAGAGCTTTTTTGGCGGCGGGCGATTTGACCAGCCAGTCCATCTCCACGGCATAGTTGAAAAACACGCGCAGGTGAGTCAGGCGGCTGTTCTTGGTGCGCACGCTGGGCCACTGATGGCCGTACTCCTGGAAGTAGGCTTGGATCAGATCCGGCGTGACGTGGCGCAGCTCGCTCACGCTCTGCGCCTCGGCGTATTGCCGGAAGTGGTTCACCGCCGTCGAGTACATGTTGTAGGTGTTGGTGCTTTTGGATTTCTTGGCGGCCAGAAATTTGGTCTCGGCATCCTGCAGCGAGAGCGTTGCGCCGCCGCTGATGATTTGCAGGCCGCCTTTGGGGCCGTCCGGCTCCGGCGGGTTCAGCCGCTCTTTGATCTTCATCTCGGCCACGCCCATGCTGCGCGTGTTCAGCGACTCGCGCACGTATTTGCCAGCGATCTTGCCCTGGCACCAGATCGGGCAGTCACAACGGACGTCGCTCTCTTTTTCGGTGCAGTTGTCGGCGTGGCGGCGATAGGGGGTCAGGTAATCGGCGCGCTTCTTGCGTGGAAGGGTCATGTACGGAGTATAGCAGACCTTCGTACACGTTTTTTGTACGGTATTTTTTATCTAGCTGAAAACAAGAAAGTTAATTGGCTAAAAAAAACTAGAACGTCTTTTAGTTCGTCAACCGTGTATCTACAGAATACATTTTGTATCAATCAGATATACAGTATAAAACTTATAAAAAGGACGAACCTTCGTACAAGTTTGTACGGGCTCCGGGGACCTCGATTATGATCGCCCGCTATTTTTACGACGGTGCCGTCCACAGCTTCATCGCTGGACTGACGATGCGGCCCGACGGCACCACCGGGCCCCCGCAGCAGATGGCAATCCGGCTGAATGGGAATCTGTTCAGCCGGTCCAGGACCCTGCTGCTCGAATACGACCATGTAGACCCGGAGCGGGACGTGCTTATGTATCGTGTGGTTGGCCTGGAGGAGGAGTGATCAGCTCATCCTTACTGAATTTTTCCGAGATCGCGGATTTCGTTTCCGAGATGGTTGCATGCCGTGAGGAATTCCGGCCATTCGTCATGCGGCCAAGGAAACTCGCCGTTCTTCTCATGGAATCCTATGAGTGTCATGAAGGTCATTTCGGCGACATAACAATTCAGCAGGTGATGATCCCGGGAAAGCGCAGCCGCCCGAATGCCTGGGTGTGAAACATTCAGCCGGATGTGGATGCTGCGGTTATCCACATTTGTCGTGGTTGTGCCGAGAGTGCCATCCATATCGGTCAGCGCCGTCTCGGCGGTTACGGTGACCATCGGATATGTTATTGTTTGACTCAATCCCGGAACGTTGATCCGCGTTCCTTGCTTGCGTTGTTTTTGTTTCTTGCGTGCCATTCCGCCAGTCTCTTCCTTCGGCTAGTGTTTGTCAATATCAAAGAAAACAGAAATGGTAGAACAAGAACATGACGGAGGAAAAATAATGCCCCGGCCCAGTGTGTTGATCTGCCGACCGGCGCGGCCCTGCCGGTATTGCGGCCAGTTTCTGGACCAGCACCAGCCGCGCACGTTGCGCTGCCCGGCGGTCGCCGGACAGCAGGCCGACGCGGTAGCGACGCGCTTTACGGTGGTGCCTGATGAAGAGCAGCCAGCAACAAAGTAAGATTATCCCGCTTCCTTGAGTTCCACTTCCGCCTGCAGCCAATCGCTCAGGGCATCGCCCGCCTCGCCGGTCTGCTGGCGGTTTTCCCAGATCTGTTGAGCCCGCTGGCGGATGGCTTCCTGGCGCTGCTCCAGCAAGGCGTTGTTCGTGGTGATGCTCATAAAATCCTCGCGCTCATGGTCTGCTACCGTGGATCGATGAACGACGATCTGATTTCAGGGCTGCTTTTTGTCGGCATCATGTTGCAGGTCGGCGCGCTGACGCTGCTGCTGTTCGTGGCCCTGCTTCTGAGCCGTCTGACCAACCGGCTCCTGCTCTGGTTCCCCGCCCGACCGCGCGATGGCGGCATTGCTGAAAAAAATGCAGGCGTCGAGATGAGTGAGGGCGGTAGACCGTTCGGAGCCTGACGGGCACTCGGCCACGATGATCTTGGCCAGCTCCAGCGCTTTGGAGCGCAGGTTCTGGTATTGCTGGATTTGATCCGGCCTGGGCGCATGATACATGAATCGGTGCTGCAGGCCCTCCATGGTGATTTTGTCTCTGGCATCGAGCGGCATGATTCCTCCTCATGAGCGCGCGGGCATGAAACACACCGACACGCTGCCGACGGTATCGCTCGAAATCCAGACCGGATCGGTCACCGGCAGGCCGGGCGAGTACAGGTTGGTCGGCACCATGAAGCTGGTGGCGTTGTTGCCGACGGTATTCTTATCGGAAATGTAGAGCTTGCCACCAGCGGTGTTGAAGATGTACATGACCCAGTGCCCCGCGCTGGGTGGCGAAACCTGCACTGGTGTGTTGATTGTGGAAATCGAAATCGAGTTGTAGATACCGGCCATGAATCACCTCGCTACGAATCAAATCAAGATGGTGCCGAGGAAGGATGGCGTGGTGGTCGTGATCACCGCGCCCGACGGCACCATCTCCTGGGACCGCATGACCTGGGAAGAATTCATGCGGCTCAGACGCGAGCTGGAGAAGGATTAGTTATTTGGGCTCCGGCTCCGGCTTCCCATCTTGATCCTCCGGCGGCACCAATACCCAGCCGACGCCGCGCCAGTATTGAACGGTCCATCCCTTGTCGCCGATGGCGAAGGTGGGCGGGCCCTGCTCCGGCTTATCGGGCGGCGGGGGAGGCGGTGGCTGCGGCCAGATGATGGCGATGCCGGGAGGTTTCGGTGTCGGCCACATGCCCGGCGGCTGAATCGGTCCAACGCCTGCATGCGGCGGCACCGGGTGCCCCTGGCCCCAGCCCGGATCGACCGGCGGATTGCCCCAGATTGGACCGTGCGGCGGCAATGGATGGCCCGCACCCCAGCCCGGATCGACCGGCGGATAGTAAATCGGGCCTCCGCCGACATGCGGAGGCATGACGGGACGGCCATAGCCGGGGTCAACCGGCAACTGCCCCCAGATCGGGCCATGCGGCGGATAGATGGGGCCGGTGCTGGCATACGGGGGCAACGGATGGCCCGTACCCCAGCCTGGATCGACTGGCGGATTGTAAATTGGCCCGCCGCCCAGGTGCGGCGGCATAACGGGGCGGCCATACCCTGGATCGACCGGCGGGCGGTAGATCGGCGGGACGGCGATGCCACCCGGCGGGATCGGCGGGATGGACTCTCCTCCGCCAATCGGAATGATTAACGCAAGCATGGTGTGCTTCTCCTTCCAAAATTTTTGAAATGGAAAATTCATGTGCGTCGCGCGGATTGGCGACGACCATGTGCACGCCGCGCGAATGGCGGCGGTTGAGATCCACTCCATGCTACTCCCATTCGGCTTCAAATTGGTGTAGAGATAATTGGTAAAATCGGCGCTGAAAGCGAGGATTCAATGGCTGCTACAACGCTACCCGCCCAGCCCGGCATCCAGGGCAACGGCCCGGAAACGCCGGTCCAGTTGGCCGCGCCTTCGGGCATCGGCGATTTGTCGCTCGATCCCGACGCCATTCAGGGCACGCACTTCACGGGCCCGGTATTGAGCGGTCCCAACGATCAGGTCTGGGGTATCGCGCCCCTGTTCAAGCGCGCTAAGTTCACCGTTAGCAACGGCAGCTTCAACATCCCGATCCTGCTGCCCAACTCGGCTATTCCGCTGGCGGTCTACACGCAGATCGAGCAAAGCTTCAACGGCACCACGCCCACCTTGCAGTACGAGGCATCGCAGGGCGGCGCGCTGATGATCGGCGCGGCCATCGACCTGAGCCAGACGCCCCGGCTGGTCACCACGCCCATCACCGGCGTTATCACCAGCTCCTGGACCATCTGGATGCACGTCACCCTGACCGCCGCGACTCTGGGCAAGGCCACCGTGATGCTGCTCTACAGCGTGCCTGCCAAGGCACTGCCGTCATGATAGGCTGAATCCGAGTAACGACATCCTTTCACTGGTGGTTTCCTTTCTTCTGGACCAGGGGCCGGGCGGCTTTCAGCCGGTCCCTGGTTTTTTTGTTGGGGTGAAACCGCGAAACCGCTTAAAGCGCCTAAACGTCATAAATTAGGCTATAGGGGCCTTAATGCGTTAGGGGAGAAAAGTAATTGAGTAAAAACCATCGCCGCCGACTGAAACCAGGAGAAAAGCGCTGGGAATTCGTGGAAAAACCGCGCCGCGCGACGGCCACGGTGATTGCACCCGGCGGTTCCCGGTGCGAGGTTAAAGCCAAAGGCCGGTACTTCAGCCTGAACGAACTGGAGGTACTGGTGGATGGCCGCATCGCGCGTATCCCACTTTGGCACCACCTCGATTTGATCGTAAACCGGGAAGACCAGCTTTCCGGTCTTTCACCATATAAGATGACTGGTAAGTTGGCTCACAATGCCGTCAGGCTTAATTGTTGGATGTGGGAAGGATGGTGCGGGCCGGAGGGATAAAGCCCCTTAATCCGCAGCGCGAGATTCGTTCTTCATCAAAGAAGGCAGCAAAAACGCCCCGGCCACCCCAGGCAAAAAAGCTCCGCTCCTGAGCGCCGCGCGCAGGCCGTCCAGGCCGCTCTTTTGCACGGTGTCGAGCAGGTTCATCAGGTCCTTGCGGACGGGCGTTTTCTTTTTGGCGTTGTAGTAGCTGTACTTCTCCATGGTGTCGCCCGCGACTTCACGGATGTCCTGATTCAGCCGGGCGTAGGCGTCGGGCGACATCTGATCGGCATACTGGAAGAACTTTTTCGTCACTTCACCCGATCCCGGCTTGTTGGCCCATTCGTTGGCGAAATTGACATAAGCTCCAACATTCTCAGCCGGAATGTATTTTTCGCCTTTGAAAATTTTCACCATGTCGTCAGCTTCCGCGCGACTGATGACGTTATCCAGACCCAGCACATGAATGTCCGGCCCGCTGCTGGCAAAGGCGTATTGCGGATATTTTTTGGCTGCCTGCCGGATGCGGCGTTCGGTAGTCTCCGCTTCCAGCGGGATGCGCAGGTTGCGTATATCCGCCGATTCACCTTTGAGGGGCGGAACGGACGGCACCAGGATATTGCCGCCGACTCCTTCCTGCGCGCCGATCATGCCGTGCGCCGCCATGGCTCCTTCCCAATCGGCTCGCGTTTGCGGGTCAATCGTCGGTTCCCAGGTTCCCACAAACGGCACCGGCTGTTCGGGAGTTCCCACCGGCGGCTGCCAGCCCAGCTTGACCTCATGGGGCAAGGCCCGGCCCGGCTGGCTCTCCACCTGCCCCTTGGAATTGACATACGCGCCCTGGACATTGCGGGTCGGAACCGTGGCCAGCCCGCTGGCGGTCTGCATGATGTCGCGACCCTGATAATCCGTTTTCGGTATGTGCAGCGCGCTGGTGACATACTCCCGGGTACCGCGCGGATCTTTGAGCAGGGCAGGCAGATGGCCGGTGCTCGCTCCCGGCATCTCTTCCAGGTTGGTGACACCCAGCGCGCGTTCGGGATAGAGTGCGTTCATCTGCGCTTCGCGCATCTGATCCAGGGCCCGCAGGTGTCCGGTAAAGCGGGACATGTTTTCCTCTTTCGGCTTCTGGTATTGCACGGCCTCACCGGTCCAGGCTTTGGGAACTTCAAATAATTTGGCCCGGGTCTCACGGTCCCGCATCTGCATCAGGTCGCCTATCGTACCAGCGGTCTCATGCAGCAGATTCTGTTGCGAAGGCGTCAGGTCGGCGCGCTGTACCTGAAACTGGAAGGGATTCTGCTGCAGCTTGGCCAATTGCTCTTCTTTGCCGGAACGCCGGAGAATGTCGGCATATTTCCCCTGAGTCAACAACGTCGAGAAGTCCGGCGTGCCGCGCACTACTTCTGACGTGAGCAAGCCGCGATCCAGCACTTCGCGCGGGTCGATGTTGTACTTGCGCGCCTGTTCATACAGTTTAAGGGCAACACTCCAGATTGCCTCCTGGCCCTGGCTGGGGTACATGCCTGCCAGCGCCGCGCCATGGCGCAGGCGTGCGCTGGTAGCCGCATAGCCCAGACCGATGCCGGGATTGCCTTTAGCGACGTTGACTCCCTGGCCCTTGAACAGGTCCTGGGCCACGCCGAAAGAATTGGCCATCCAGGCATCATTGGCCACGCGGAATACGTCATCGCGCAGGTTATGGGCAAACGAATCGACCTTGGGGCCGGAGATGGTCAGCTCCATGGGATTCTCTGCCGAGAGCGCTGCGACGGCATTGTCCTTCCAGGCGGGCAAAATACTCTGTTCTCCCTTATTGCCCTGGACGCTTTGACCCATGATCTTCAGAATCGATTCCCTGTCGCGTGGCCGACCTTGCGCCGTCCAATTCCGCCAGATGTTGAGTGTGTTGATCAGGTTGCTTTCCACACTGGTCTGCGGACTGGTGGCGGCCATCAGTTGGGCCACGCGCGGCGCATCGCTGCCGAACACATCCATCAGGGCCTGGGACGAACCGCGATACCAGCCCAGCTTGGGTGCGCCCGCAGTGGCGGTGGCCGCCATCTTCTCGGCGGTCGGCAGAACGCGCAGCAGACGGTTCATGGCCTCAATATTTTCGGGCCGCGAGACCAGCCTGCTAGCCTCCAGCGGCATCATGTAGGGCGCGATTTCCCGAATCTCGGGGCTGATTTGCTGCGCTTGTCCGAAAGCTTCCATTTCCTTCGGTGTCAGTTTCTCCTGGCGCATCTGAGCCAGCAAGTCACGGATCTGGTTGGCGCGGTCGGTGACGGCGGCTTCGCCCTGGGCCCAGGTGCCCGATCCCAGGCGCGCGCCGGTGATGTCGGCAGACCGGTATAGTTGGGGCGTGTTTTCGGTGGCGGTGATGGCCCGGCTCAACAGGCCTGCTTCAGGTGCCGCGCCTTCCATCATCCGGGTGCCTGCTTCTACGGCCCCTTTGGCACCTTTGAGTATTTTGCCGGGCGGAATGACGGTGGCGGCCAGCAGAGCCGCTTCCAGGCCGCTCTCCGGCGGTTTGGGAATGATGTCGGACAGCTCCATCGGCGAGCCGCCGGTGGTGGGCATGGCGAAGGGCTCGTTAGCCTTCTCATAGGCCGTCCGCGCTGCTTCCACTTCCGGCCTGAACTGCATCTTTTGCGACATCGTGCTGGACAAGCCGGTATCGATACCGGTATCGTCACTGCCCAGACCCGAACGGCCACTGGGGGCAGGCATCCAATCCGGTTGCTCGCGCGAGGGCGCGAGCATCTGGGGCGCGTTGGACGGCCTGGGGCCCTGGCGCAGTTCCAGCGGCTGGTTCTGATTCAGACCCAGATTGAGGCGGAAAGTGCCCAACCGACGATTCTGCAGATTGTTCAGGTAGTCGTCGTCGCCGGTATCTACGTCGCCGCCGTCATCGAAGCGGATGGGGCCGCCTTTGGCGTACTGCGGCTTATCGTAGGACTCGGGCTGTTGGCCGGTGACGTGAATGAAGCCCGGCGCTTGCTGGGCGGCGGCGGCTTTACCGAAGCGCGCCGCCAGCCGCGCCTTGGCGGCCAGCTCGCCGACCGCCCGGGGGGACATGCCAAACAGGCCCAGTAGAACTTTCGGGTCGTGCAGGATGGCGGCGGAGCTGCCCACGCCCGCGCCCAGGGAGGCCGCATGGAGCGCGCCGACAATGCCGCGCGGCATCATCGGGCTCAGGCGCGTGCCCGCGATCATACCCACCAGATCTTTGTTGGTGTAGCCGTCCAGGGCCTCCAGCAACAGGCGGCGGTACTCGTTGTTCTGCTTGAGCGAGCCCGCCAGCTTGCGGATCGCGGTGCCGTCATTTCTGGCGTTGAGCGACAGTTCGGTCAGGTTGTCCACGAAGTCCGACATTTCGGCGTAGTTCCTGGTCATCGCCTTGTAGCCGGGCACGGTGTTGAGCTGATCGCGCACGCTGCCTTTGATGCGGGTGACAAAGGCATGGGCATCGCTATTGTCGAAGATCAGGTTGTCCATGCGGCGTTTCAGGTTATCCATGCCCAGGGTGTCGGTGCGCTGCCAGCGGGCCAGATCGTCCACTACCGACTGGATCTGATCCTGCGCGGCCTTGATGTTGATCGGCGAGTGCGAGAAGTCCAGAACCAGCCCGCCGGTCTGGGGATTCAGCGTCGGTACGATGTCGAAATCCTTCAACGCCCGCAGCGTTTCAGACTTGATCGGATTGAGATTCAGTTGCACGTTCGGCAGTTGATTGCGCAGATGCAGATAATCGGCTGACCGCTTAGCCTTCACATAGCTTGCGGCATCGCGGGTAGCTCCCAGGACCTGGGCCTCGGTGATATCGCCTCTCATGGCGGCCATCAGCTCCGGCGTCGGATTGGTGGCGGCGCGTTCCACCGCATAGCCGCCCACCCCGGTGCTCATGCCGGTGCCTTCGGCCAGGATCCTGCCAATGACCGGCAACAGGGCGGTGGTGGCGGCGGTGCCTAAGGCAGAGGCACGCGCGGCGTTTGGGTCGCCGCCGCTTTGCACATAGGTGATTCCGGCAGCCGGGACCGCTTCCAGGGCGGCCTTGCCCGCCGTTCTTACCAGCCACGGTGCCTTGGCGGTGTCGATCAGTTTTCCGATTTGGGTGACTCTCTTCGCGGGTGCCAGAAATTCCGCGCCCTGCTCCACCGGCTGCGTAATCTCTCCCCAGCCGGTTACCGTGGGAGGGGTGGCATACTTCTCGGGGAGTTCGGGGATCGCGGGGATATATTTGTGCGCGATCTGTGAGGCACCGCGCACGGTTTTCGCCGGGCCGGAGCCGATGCCCTGGATGCCCTCGATGAAGGGTTCGGTCCAGGGGAGATTCTTTTGCAGGCTTTGCATCCAGGGATCGTTTTCGTAACCGGCCCTGGCTTTTCTGGTCAGCTCGTCGCTGTACTGCTGGAAGTTGTCCTGGAAGAATTTCTCTTCCTCCGGGTTGGCCGGTGGCGGCGAGCCGGTTGGCAGAATAGGGGGCGCTCCCGGCCTGGGCGGAGTGAACGATTTGAAAAAATCCTCTTCGGCCTGCGGGTTCTGATCTTCTTCGGTCATGGCACAAAAATCCCCCGATCCGCGAAAATTTTGCGGGCCTCGTCCTCAGTCTTATTGAACTTTTGCATGTAGTCCTGCAGCTTCTTCTCGTTCTCGTTGATGGGGGCCATCTCCATGACGTTGTTGCCAACCACGCTGCGGTGTTGCAGATCGTACAGGCGCTTGCCGTAGGCCATGTGGCGGTTGCTCACGTCGTTGAGAAAAATCCTCATGGCGCTCTGAAGCTGGTTGAACGTGAAGTCCTCACCCAGGGCTTTGCGGATCTCGCCCTGCGCCTGCTGGGTGACTTCGCCGTTCATGGTGGCGGTATTGAGAATGCGTGCGATCTCTTTCTGCACGGGCAGCAGGGAGGCGATGAAGTTGCTCACCCGGGTATCGCCCCGGTAGTTCTTCTGCAATTCGCGCATGGGCATGTTCAGCACCGGAGCGCCCAGGTCGCTCACCTGTTTGGCGTTGGCCAGCAACTGCTGCGAGTTGAGTTTGAGGGTATCGGAGAAGCCCTCCACCATCTGATACATGTTGTTCAGCTTGGCCGCCGCCTGCTGGTTGGATTTGGCGGCCATCTGCTCCATGAGAAGTACGTCGTTGTCGCCCAGGCCCTTCTCTTTGGCCATATCGGCGGCTAGATTCTGGACTGCGGCCATGAGGTAGCGGTTCGCGCCCAGATAACTCGGCAGGGGCTGTTTGTTCAATACCAGAGTTGCCAGATACTTGAGGGAATCCGGCGACATGGCCTTCAATTCTTCCTTCTTGGGCTGAATGACACGCTGGGCTTTGTTGAGGCCCGTGTATTCGAAGGCCCGGTCCTGCAGGTTCACCCGTTGTCCGTTGATGGTGGCGAATTGCGGGATGTCGTTGATGGTGACATGCTCCTTGCCGCTGAGATCGACGCCCGCTTCATACGCGGCCTTGCGGATGCCCGCTTCCAGCGCCTGATCGTCGCCGGTGAACTTGGCGGGCGCGGCGTTGCTGCCGATTGCCTTCCAATCCTGGAGCGCGGTTTTCGGATTCTCCCGGGTCAGTTGCGTCATGTTGAAAACGCTGGGCAGGGTGTCCGGGGGAACATTCCAGCCGCGCTCTGTTGCGTAAGCGACATGATTCTTTTCCTTCTCGATCAGCGCGGTTTTTTTGCTCTCCCACTGGCTGGCCGCCGTCTCGTACTGGCTCTGTAGCTTCTCGATGCGGGTCAGCTCAGCGCGATTGGCAGTGAGGCCCGCCTGCTGCAGCATGCCCAGTTGGTTCATGCCGAAGCTGGCCATCTTCTCGCGGTACTCGTTGGCCTTGTCCTGCAGGTTGGCACCGGCCTGGAGGAGCCCCTGGTAGTCCTTGCGGGCCGCCGCCTGGGCCTGCTGGGACATGGCGTAAGACTGAGCCCCGGCTTCGCCCAGGGCCTGGACGAAACGGTGAGAATGCGACCCCATCAGCGCCGCGCCGAATTGCATCAGCGTGTCGCCGATGGTGGGATTCATGCGGCGCTGAACTTCGACCAGCATGTTGTCCAGGGCCTGCTGGTATTTGGTGTAATCCGGCGGCGGCCCGGCCAGTTCCCGGTAGGCGTCGCTGATCCATTTCAGATTGTCTTTGGAGTAGGCGGTCTTGGGGTCGTAAGGCTGATAGGCCTGCTGGGCCAGTTCCCACTGTCTGCGGCGCTGCTTCACGCTTTCCGGTTCGGCGGGCTCCCAGGGCGCGACGGCCTGACGGGCAACGGCCTGCTGCGCGGTTTCAACAGTGCCCGGGGCGGTAGCACCCGGGGCGGCGGTGCCTCCGGGGGCAGACGTGCCTTCCCCCTGGGGCGAGGGCTGGGCGGTTTCGGAGCCGGTCTCTTCCTGGGTGCCGGGCAGGCTGAACGACATGGTAGTGGGTCCGGCGGGTGATTGTGATTCGCGGATCGGTCCCGACAGGCGGCCCCGCAAGTTACTCGGCGGGATGACCAACGGCACCTGACCGCCCGCCGTGCGCAAGCTATTGGCGGTCATCATCACCCGGTCCAAATAGCGATGCGTTTCGTCAAACGGCGGCACGCCCTTGTACTTCTGCACCGCGCCGGGACCGGCGTTGTAGGCCGCCAGCGCCATCGGGATGTTGCCCCTGTACTGATGCACAAGCTGGCTCATGACGCGCGCGCCGGTGAAGATGTTGGTGGCCGGGTCGAGAAGCTGCCGGGGATCGGTGATGCCGTAATCGGCGGCAGTCTCGGGCATGATTTGCATCAGGCCGATGGCACCTTTGTGAGAAACAGCGGAGGGATCGCCGCTGCTCTCGGCCAGGATCATGCTGGTGAGCACCGCCGGGTCCAGGTTGTTCTGCCGGGCGGCTTCGTGGACGAGCTGCTGCAAGACCGATGGCAATTGGGGCGGGGCCGCGCTGGGGAAGCGCCGGGTGTCGAAGGGCTGATAAGTGGCCAGGGCCGGGGGCCGACCTGCCTGCACCGGAGAAGGGACTGTGTTGTCTCCGGCGAGGCGGCTGGTCACCGGCCCTGATACGCGCTCCAGCGGCGGCTGGCCGGTGCTTTGGCGCAACAGGTTGACGGTGGGCAGGACCGGACGCTGCTGAGGCGTGGATTCGGCGGGCTGGCCGGATGGCAAAATGCGCGCCAGCGGCGTGACGGCATCGGGATCCGCCGGGAGGCCGAGATCGGTGCGCACAGCGTTGCTGGCGCTGCTCAGGCGCTGGGCCATGTTGCGCCAGCGGTCCAGAATCGACTCCTCGTTGTCGTCGTCCTGGTTGGTGGCTTCACCGACCGATCCGCCATCCGCCATGCCGACCGGCCCGGGCATGCGCATGTTGCCGGGAGGCGTGGGAGAGCCCGGCGCGGGCGTGCCCATGGCGGTCTGGCCGCCACCGCCCAGATTCGGCGGCGGCATGCCGGGAGGCGTGGCCTGGGTGGGTACACTGCCCGGCGGCAATCCCTGGGCCGGAGGCATGCGCGCCTGCAGCGAGCGGATCAGATCGTCGCTCACGCTGGATTGCGGGGCCTGGGCCCGGTTGGCTCCGCTGCGCAGCTTCTGTCGGCGCTGCATTTCGGCCACGACCAGATAGGGCGGCACGACGCCGGTGGGTTGCTGTGCCTGCATGCTGAGCCACTGGTCCGGCATGTTTTTCAAGTCGTCGGCAAGCGTGATCAGGTCGGGCATATGGTTCTCTATGGTGTCCAATTGGAAAGGCTGGTCCAATTCGGCGGCTCAGATTTAGGTCCTTTTAGCTCCAGGTACTTGTAATAGTTAGATGCCCCTCTGTTGCCGCCCTGCCTAGCTAACTTTTCGATCTGCCGTTCCAGGTAAGGGATGCCAGCGGCCTCTTCTCTGGTGAGATATTCCGCGCCACCTTTGGTAAATTGCCTCGCATGCGTCATTTCATGCGCCAGGGTTTCTATCGTGTCCTGCAGCGCCGGATTTCTTTCGGGATTAATCGTAATTTGACCGAAGGGATTTTCGCCTCCCCCGTAAAAGTTGCCGCGAACATTGCGCGGTAGTTTCCGGGCCATGACATCGGCCCGGCTGGCGAATCTCGGGTATCGCGTCTGCAGGAAGGCGAGGCCCTGATCGATGAGCGGATTGCCGGTGACGTTCTTGGCTTCCTCTAGGGCTTTGGTGAACAGCGGCAGGGTTTCAGGAGTCAGGGCGATCATGGCCGGGCTGGGCAGCGCCACACTGGGGTCTTTGACCAACCACTTTAAGGTTTTGTACACCGGATTATCGTGCCAAGTATCTGTAGCTGTGCTCAGTCTGCGGCTTTCCAGGCTGGGATAGTCCTCCCCCAGTCCGGCGGGCGGCGCATCATGGGGCTCGCCGTTGTCGTCTACCAGCCCAGCGGACGGCGCATCAAAGGAGTCGCCGTTATCGTCCACCAGACCGCCGACCGCGTAGTTCTTCTGCATCTGGCCGGGCGGCGTGATGGGAGGCGCACCGCCGCCGTTTTGCATGTCGCCGGTCGAGCCCACCAGCGGGTTGCCGAAATTGTCCACTGCGCCGCTGTTGGCGAAATTGCTGCTGCCGGGACTTTGATTGGCATTGGCATAGGCTCCGAGGAACATGCCCGCCGCGCCTGCGGCGGTATTCCACCAACTGGGATTGGGCGTCTGGGTGGTCTGTACGCCGGAGGTCTGCTGCTGGACCGCGCCCTGGGGCGGCATTTTGCTGATCAGGTTGGCTCCCCAGTCGAGCAACTGGAAGGGGTAGTTCTGCTGGTATTGCCACATGGCATAGTCACGATCCGCCTTGCTCTGCTCATAGTTGCCCTGGGAGGCGGCGGCGTTGGCCAGCACGGTGTTGCGCGAGAGCTGATTCTGGTAGTCCTGGCTCAACCAGTTGCCGATCTGCTGGTTCATCTGGTTGCCCAGCGAGTAGTAGCCCAGGTTGGCGTTTTGCGCGGCCTGCTGCGCTTGCGCCTGGGCGTTCTGCGCCTGCAGGTCGAGTCCCGCGCCGAATTGCCGGGACTGCATGGCGAGCTGCTGCGCGGTCATGCCCAGGCCTTGGGTCTGTAACGCGCCCTGGGTGCGCGACTGGTTTTCTGCCTGCATGGCCGCAAGCTGGCGGGCGCGCATGGCCTGATCGGCCTGCTGGTTGGCGAGCTGGCCCTGCATGTTCCAGTTGCCGACTTGCTGGGCACCTTGAAATCCCAGTTGCGTGGCCAGCATGCCGGTCTGCAGGCCCGCCGCCTGATTCAGCTTCTCGGCCTCCATCTGTTGCTGGACGTTGAACATCTGGGCCTGCATATTGGCCGCCTGATTCAACTGCTGCGCGGTCAGGCCGGTGCTCTGGTTGGCCATCGACGCCTGCAGTCCCATCTGCGCGTTGGCCAGTTGCTGGTTGTAGAGCTGTTGCGCGTTGTACTGCTGCGCGGTCATGCCCAGTTGCGCGGCCAGCGCTTGGGTCTGCTGCTGCGATTGCAGGTTGGCCTGACTGACGTTGAAACCCATGCCCTGGTTGGCCAGGGCGGCCTGCATGCCGGTGGTGGTGCCCAGGCCCTGAGCGGCGAGCTGCGCCTGCTGGTTGGCCAGCGCGGCCTGCTGCTGCATCTGCTGGTTCGCTAAGCCCGCCTGCAGTCCGGTCTGCACGTTGAACTGCCCGGCCTGCAGTCCCATGCCCTGTTCCGCCATGAACTGCTGCTGGGCCTGCTGGTAAGCCTGCTGCTGGCCGGTGGCCTGGATGTTGGCCATGCGGTCCTGCAGATCGCGATTCATCGTCGCTTCTTCCACCGCTTGTCTTGTGCCACCGAACGCGCCCGCCTTGGCGGCGTTGGAGCGCAATCCTGTCAGTTGCTGGTTGTAATCGCGCTGCGCCTGTTGCTTCTGCACATCGAGCACGTTCTGCATGTACGGGCTCATGTATTGCGAGGCGACGCCGGGCGCGGTGAACGATTGCGTACCGACGGTCCCGGCAGTGACCGGCGCGGCGGCATTGATATCGAATGACGACAGACCGCCGGGGCCGCTCACGCGCTCATAGGGCCCCATCTGGAAGGTCTGAAGGTTGGGTGCCTGGATCTGCTGCAGGCCGCCGATGCGTTCGGCGGCGATGCGTTCCGCGTTGACCCGCTCCTCTTTGACCTTGTCGGGCATGCTGATGCGGTCATACGGCGTCTGGTAATCGGCGGCAGTGGCTCCCATAGTGGGGCCTTGCACCTGCATGCCGAGACCGCCGCCGCCGTAGTTGGCGAACGGATCGTCATAGGAGAATTGCGGAACGTTGAAATCCTGCGGCGTGTAGTGGGCCTGGATCTGGATCTGGCTGGGATCGCGCACGCCCTGCATCAGCTTGTCGCGCATCTGTTCGGTGAGCGCGGAAGTCTTGCTGTAGTCGGGCACGCCGAGGCCCGCGCTCTGATCCCAATACTGGTTCTGCAGCGGCGTGGTGAAGGCGGTGCGCTGACCGGGGTAAATGGGAGCCTGGGCGAACTGGCCGTTGGGCCAGATGAGCTGCATGGCCGCGCTGCCAAGGCCGCCCCAGTATTCCTGCTGGACCTTACTCGGAATATTTTGCGTGTAAGTCGTGCCGGAGGTTGTCGTGGTTTCGGTCGGCATCGGTCGCACCCCGCTTGGTCTTGAACCACTTGATTCTGCGTGCCGGGTAGCCGTCGATTAAGTGGCGGAGGGGCATGAAGCCCTGGCGGCCAATCAGCATGCAATGGGTGCAGCCGGTCGCTTGCGCGAACGCGCTGAGTGTGCAGGCCGCAGATTCCATCCACGTCCTGAAGTACCGGCCCGCCAGGAAGTAGACTTTCAAAATCCGCTTCTTCCGGCGCGGGCGGGCGTCTATCGTAGTCACGATAACACTGGCGAAGCGCGTTGGAAACCGCCAGTGGGGAGCCACGAAGACGTGCCAATGGCCGGTCAGGATCTGGTTGCGCAGCACCGGCGCGGGCATGGGCGGCGGGTCGGAGGTGGTCCAGCCGAAGGTCTGGGCGATGCGGGCCCACAGGTCCGGTATCAGCTCCGGCGGTACCGCGTACAGTTGCACGGGGGGATGCGTCGGTGGATGCATATGGCCAGGGTAGACTGAATACGGTGGTCTCCAGACACACCCGCTGCCTCGTCCGCTGGTCTTGTTCGTCATGGTGCGGGACCAGCGGCGGGAGGCGATCAGGCAAAACATGAGTGTCACGCGCCGTTTTCCTGAGCAGGAGATCGAATACTTCCAGCGCGCCTTTCACGAGCTGCCGCCGGACAAGCAGGCCATCGCGCGCGATCACCTGGAGAAGCTTTTCGGCGACCGGGGGCGGGACCGGCAACTGACGGCGGCGCGCGGCAGTTTCCTCTCCTTCGTGCGTCACGTATGGCCGGATTTCATCGGCGGTCGCCATCACGAAATCATGGCCGAGACTTTCGAACGCATCGAGCGCGGCGAGTTGAAGCGGGCCATCATCAACATGGCTCCGCGCCACACCAAAAGCGAGTTCACGAGCTTTCTCTATCCGGCGTGGTATCTGGGCCGCCATCCGAAAACCAAAATTCTGGCGGGCTCGCACAAGGTGGAATTGTCGGCGGGCTTTGGCAGAAAAATGAGGAACCTGATCGCCTCGCCGGAATACCAGGAGGTTTTTCCGGGGATTCAACTGGCGCGCGATTCCAAGGCCACGCACCGCTGGGCCACGCGCCAGGGCGGCGAGTATTTCGCGGTCGGCACCACCGGCGGCGCTGCCGGACGCGGCGGCGATCTGGTGATCATCGATGATCCGCATTCGGAGCAGGATGTCTTAAAGAACGCCGACGCGAATTTCACCAAGGTGTGGGACTGGTATCTGGCGGGCCCCCGGCAGCGCCTGCAGCCTGGGGCGGCGATCCTGATCGTGATGACGCGCTGGGGCACGCGCGATCTTACCGGCCAGTTGCTGCAGCAGGCGGTGGAAGAGGAGGATGGCGAACAGTGGGAAGTGATTGAACTGCCCGCCATACTCCCGTCTGGTGAACCATTATGGCCTGAGTACTGGCCGCGTGAAGAGCTGGAACGCACGCGCGCCACACTGCCGATCAGCCGCTGGCAGGCGCAGTATCAGCAGAAACCCACCTCGGAAGAAGGCGCGATCATCAAGCGCGAATGGTGGATGGACTGGCGCGAAACGGAGGCCCCGGCCTGCGAGTTCGTGGTGCAATCGTGGGACACGGCGTTCAGCGACCGGCAGGCCAGCAATCGCAGCGCGTGCATCACCTGGGGCCTGTTCCGCTATCGCAGCCACGGCGACACGCCGAAGCTGGCCACCGGCATCATTCTGCTGGATGCCTGGGCGGGACGGTTGAACTTCCCAGAGCTGAAACAACAGGCGAAAAAGTTGTACGACCAGTGGAAGCCGGACTCCCTGGTGGTGGAGTCGCGCGCCACCGGCAAACCTTTGGTGCAGGAGTTGTGGCGCATGGGGATTCCGGTCTACGAAAAGATCCCGTCGCGCGGCGAGGACAAAACGACGCGCACCAACGCGGTGGCGGATCTGTTCAGCACGCACACCATCTGGGCTCCCCTGGGCAGGCGCTGGGTGGAGGAAGTGCGCGAGGAGATGGCGGCGTTTCCGCACGGCCAGTACGATGACCTGCATGACGCGGCGGTGCAGGGCCTGATCCGCATCCGCCAGGGCGGATTGATCCGCATCGCGAGCGACGAAACGGAAGAGGAAGAGCGGCCCAAACGCGCGCCGAAGAAGTTCTACTAGTCGTCCTTTTCGAGCAGGCGTTCCAGCTCTTCTCTCATCTCCGGGTTGTCGTCATCGGGATAGCGTTTGGCCAGCTCGCGATAGTGTTCCGCCAGCTTACGTTCGGCTTCTTCCAATTGCCACTGTTTGACTAGTCCCATAAATTCATCCAGCGGGGCTGCCTCCGTTCCGTACCAAACGAAAGTCCCTCAAAGAGGAAAGAGCAGAACGGGTTCTTGATACCACTCGGCAGCCCCTTGCAGTCATCATACGCCGGATAATTTGCACCATTGGTGCCCAAGCCATGCCTTGCCCAGCCTCGCCTCGCCATGCCTTGCCTCACCGCGCCCAGCCTCGCCATGCCGAACCCGCCTTTTATTTTTTCTCCGGCAGCTTGAACTTGATCTCGCGTGGAGGAGTGCCTTGCTGGTCCGGCTTGCGAACGCCGCGCAGATGTTGCGGGATCCAGACCTGACCGAAGATGCTTTTGCCAAAGAGACCCTTCCTGCCTTCGCCTTCGGTATAAGTCGCGAAGTGTCCCCGGCAGATGTGCAGAGCGCGCTCCAGGCCGACTTCGCCGATCCGGCCCTCGGTGCGCAGCAGTTCCTTCATGGGCTCGATCACCAGGGTGCGGTATTTGGTGGGACGAACGCCGGTGCGCTTCTGATACTTGTCGGCCAGCGGCTTGTCTACCGCATGCTCCATGGTGGTGACGTTTTTGCAATTCAGGAAACAGATGGCGGCCAGCGTGGGCATCAGGAAACTACTCAAATGCCTGCATATTTCGTCGTCCCCAGTGCGCGCAATCGGACCTATGCATGGCATGCTTTTTAGCACTCCCGCTCCATCCACCTCGGCGCAAAAATCACCGTGCGGTCCAATGATCCGGTCTCTGCCAAAGTCCGCGAAGAAATTCTTAATGAGGAGCCAGCCGTCGCCAGAGTTGTGTATCTGGGGCTCGCCTGTCTCGGAACGGTGAGTGGCGACTGCCAGCACGCCGACTCGTTGGCAGGTGCCCATGAACGAAGACAACTGCTTCAGCGCCGCAGTGGGCTTAAATTCTGTCCAGAACACTGCATATGGAGGGGCCAAATTCGGGAGGGTCAAGTGGTGATTGAAGCCGTGCTGTTCGTAAACGTAATCGGCGATGTTGTCGATCAGCAGGACCGGCATCGGATCACACTGCCGGATCAGTCCCATTATCTGTGACCGGTGCTCCGTCCACTTTTCATCTTCTGGTCCGACCAGCCGCTCGCCGGGGAACACGATGTTTGCTCCGGCGCGGATATCATCGATCAAGTGCGACATATTGCCAGAGTATGATGGATGGGCTAGTGCGAGTCAACCATGGACTGTCTTAAGGCTTACGATAACGCTTAGGATTGTCGATGCTGTCCAATAGG